CCCAGCATCGCCGACGACGAGTTCCACAGCGTCCAGATCACAGGCAACATCGGATACACCGAAGAGAGCTGCCCAGCGCCTCTCGTCCAAGCCGTCCGAATTTTGGTGAGCCACCTATACGACAACCGCACAGCCGTGACCATTGGAGCGACACCAAGAGAAGTGCCCTTCACCGTTCTCGCCCTTTGCAGCCCATACCGAATCCAATGAGAGTAGGACAACTCGACCGAAGGATCTACATCCAAACAGCCACAACGGTGACCGACGACTGGAACCATCCCACAATCAGCCACAACACAGCAGCAGTGGTCTGGGCAAATAAGCAAGAGCGCAACAGCGTCGAAGTGACGGAGAGCATGCAAGAGGTCAACGTGACCCGAGTGATATGGACGATCCGATACAGAACCGACATCGACGGCCTCGACCGTTTGACTGAGGACGGGACCAACTTCTACCATGTCACAGGAACGCAAGAACTAGGACGGGGTGAGTGGCTCCGCATTTTCACAGAAGTGAGGGACAACAAGCGATGAGCAAAATCAAGGTCGACGTAAAGGTGGACAAGAGAGCCGAGCGCAAACTGCTCAAAGCGCTCAAAGGACTGCCCCTCGAGCTGCGCGGCAAACCCATCATCGCTGCACAAAAGGCTGCCGTCAAGCCCGCCGCCCAGAAAGCCTACACCTTGGCCAAAAACGACCTCAACACAACATCGCTAACCACACGCAGCGTCCAAACAATCACAGGTAAGTACGTCAAGAAGACACGCCCATACGTGGTGGTGCAGTTCAAGGACAAAGGAGTCAAAGCCCGAAGAGAGCGAGAGAGCTACAGCTCCACGACCACCACTAACTGGTTCAAGATTTCGCACCTCGTCATGCAAGGCACAAAGAGAGGTCTGCGGATGGCAGGACGACGAACTAGAGCAGCGCAAGCGGGACGCAAGAGAGTCAAGATAACAGACAGCGCTGGCAACTCGTCATACACCCAACTCAGCGCCACCAGCGGTCGCTTCTTTCTGGTTCAAGGACCGAAAGGATTGCACCCCATAAAGAAGATCCAGCATCCTGGATCGGGAGCTGGTCGATACTTCGACAGGGCCATGGTCAGCACAAAAGCCCAAATGCGCGCTAACTTCGCAGGAACCATCAGCGACAAAATCGAGCAATACAAACGAAAAAAAGGACTACGATGATCAACTACGTGATGACCCGACTCGAGGAGGACAGCAACCTCCCCCCATCCTTCCCATTGATTGCATTGCAGGGAGCACAAATGCCAGCCATCGTCGTGCAGCTGGTGTCAACAGAACCCATCGACACCCACGACAAACTGAGCACGATCGACGAGCACACCGTAGAGGTCACCATCCTAGAGGAAAACCCCAAGGATGCATGGACCGCGTCAGGGAGAGTGAGAACCAAGCTCGACGGTTGGAGCGACAGCTCCGCACAAATCATAACCAGCCGATTCGAAAACCAAGCCACTGACGTATTCGAGTCAACCGACATATTCAGCGTCAGCCAGCGATACCTAATCACCATGAACCGATGAGCACAATAGCCATACACATCTGCGCGTACAATCGCAGGAAGCAAACACGCATAGCCTACACCGCACTCGAGAGAACACGAGCCGAGTTCAGAGAGCACGGACTCGAGAGCTTCGTGGTTGTAGGAATCAGCAATGAGCGCGATAGAGAACTCGCGGAGGAGTTCGGGTACGAAGCGCACCGATTCCCCAACGATCCACTCGGCCAAAAGTTCAACGATACCGCCAAGGTCATATACGAGCACGGCGACTTCGACTGGTACATGGAGTACTGCACCGACAATATCCTCGACCCAGAATACACGAAGCTAGCAATCGCAGCGATGGAGGCAGGACACGAGTACATAGCGGTCGACAGCTTCTACGCTACGCAATGGGAAACAGGCGAAACGCGACTCTTCACAGGTGGCAAGAGCAACGTCGGTCGCATCACAAAGGCCACCAACTTCTACCGAGCATACAGCAAATGGGGACAATGGTACAACAGACGACTAACCAGAGGAATGGACACCGACTACAACCACCGCATGTCAAGGTTCGGCGAGGCACACGTTCTCAAACACCCCACCCCCCTACTCGTGGATTTGAAGAGCGACGAGAACATCAACAACTATCACAGTTTCGCCGCACACCCTACAAAATACAAAGTCGTACCTTTGGTCGGAACATTCCCCGAACTTGAATTAATACCACAATGGCAACAACAGGCAAAATCAGATCCAATGCCATCGGCGTCTGGATCGCCAACACAAGCGACACCATCGCAGGAGGTACCTACGGCGACGTCGCAGGAGAAGATACCGTCTTCGAACTCGTCGCATGCAGCACCAGCGGAACCTTCAGCGGAAGCCGCGAACTCATCGAAGCGACAAGCAAAGACAACGACGGCGCCCGCGAAATCCTCACAGGCGGACTCACATGGTCAATCCAGTGCGAAGGACTCATCGAGTACGGACTCGCAGGAACCGTCCAAGGATCCAGCGACGTCTTCGACATGTGGGACAACAAAACCAAAGTCCGAGTCGCATGGAGCACAGGCGCAAACGGTGACACCCTCTACTACGGCGACGCCTACGTCACGTCGTACGAAGAAACGGCGGGCCTCAACGAAGTAGCATCCTTTTCTGCTACCTTTGAAGGCGACGGTTTGATCAACAAGAAGATCATCGACACCACCAACGCTACGTTCAACGATAACAACGACTGATGGCAAATCCACTCCGTGGACAATTTGAAGTAGAGCTACCCGACGGGACCAAAATCGAAGCCCTCCTGAACATGCACGCTGTGCAGCTCTTCCTGAGCGAAGGAGAACACAAGCTCTCGGACTTGGACATCCTGCTAAACGAGGAACCCCTCAAAACCATACCAGCACTGGCATGGGCAGGAGTACGGACGCACCATCTACTCGAGGACAGCGAACCACCCATCTCGCGTGGAAGGTTCGACGCGCTCCTTGGATCCACCGACTGGACTGCTCTGGCAAATGCCGTGGGTCAAGCGTTACACCTTGACGACGGAACCGAAGCAAAAAAAAAGGTGGAATCAGAGAACAAGTAACGACAGAGATGCTGTACGCCCGAGCGCTTAAGTTCGGGCTACGGCCCTCTTCGTTCTGGGAGAGCACCCTCGGTGAGGTGACGCGAATGATGGAGGCATCGGAACAAACCGACCGCCTCGCGTGGATGAGAACCAGCCATGAACTGGCACTCACATACAACATCAACCGTGGCAAAGGGAAGGCGCTAGAGTGGGAAGATTTCTACCCCTACGCCGAGCAGCAAATGAGAGCAAGCGTCCCCGACATGGACGACCCTCGTACCGCTGAGCACTTCAAAGCCATGGGGAACTCCCTGAACAATGGCAACTGATACAACCGCAGCCCTTCGGATTCTTTTCGGCGCCGATACGCGCCAATTCGACAAAGCCCTCATCCAGAGCACCAAGCGCCTCCGCGCTACGGGCAAAAAGATGCAGAGCGTTGGTCGCGGCTTGACCGTAGGCCTGACCGCACCACTCGCCGCCATAGGAGCCTCGAGCTTCACAACGGCCCGTGAGTTTGAGTTCGCCATGCAGCGCGTCAAAGCGGTGTCGGGAGCAACAGAGAATGAGCTCAAGTCACTCAGCGACCAAGCCAGAGAGCTGGGACGCACCACGGTGTTCACAGCCGCCGACGTAGCATCCCTACAGGAATCATTCGCACGCCTTGGTTTCAGCTCAGGAGAGATCCAGAAAGTAACCGAGGGAACACTTGCACTAGCCCAAGCCGCAGGGACCGACCTCGGCAGCGCCGCCGACGTAGCAGGTGCCACCCTCCGAGCGTTCGGACTAGACGCCAGCGAAACAGGAAGAGTCACAGATGTGATGGCTTCCAGCTTTGCCAACAGCGCACTAGACATGGCCTCCTTCCGCGAGTCCATGAAGTTCGTAGCTCCCGTGGCCAAAAGCGCGGGACTTTCAATCGAAGAAACAACTGCCATGCTCGGCGCCCTCGCAAACAACGGCGTCAAAGGGTCACAGGCAGGAACGGCTCTGCGACGCATCATCTCCGACCTAGGAGGGACAGGTGCCAGTGTGTCCAAGGAGATAGAGAAGCTCGCAAAGAAGGGGCTCAACCTTGCAGACGCCAAAGACGAGGTAGGAAGGACAGCCCAGACCGCCCTCCTCATCCTTTCCGAAACAGGAGAAGTCACCGCCGAGCTTACCGACAAGTTCAACGGA